TTTTAAATATTTAATATCTATAATTTATATATAAAAAATAAAACAATCATATTATGAAGATAAGGAAATTTAACGAATCAAATTCAGATAAATTAGATGAGCAATATTTATCATTCATATTTAGTGAATTCATTGATAATAAATCGGAAGTAAAAGTTGTTGGTCGTTCAATAACAAGAAAAATTTCTGCTGGATCTAAATATTGGCAAATACTTTTAGAAGAGCCTACGATATCTAATAAATTTGAAAATATTGAAAACTATACAAAAAATATAGATGAAATATATAATTTCTCTAAAGAATTAGAATCATGCTTTAAAAGAATAGATGATGATTTTCCGGATGCTAAATACCATCTAATAATAGATGATATACTAAATGAATACGGAGAAAATATATTCTCAATTGGTGTTAAATACATGCCTGATAATATTAAGAGAACTATAATAATAGAATTTGAATTATGATACTACCATTTAAAGAAGAAAAAATATCTGAAAATACTTTCATCAGAACATTCTATCAAGATGTAGATTCTGGAGATTTATACTGGCATCGTGATTTTGAAGATAGAATAATAGAATCTGTTGAAGAAACTGATTGGAAATTTCAACTAGATGATAAATTACCAATTAATATAGAAGGTGAAATATTTATACCAAAAGGAGTATATCACAGAATAATTAAAGGAACTGGTGATTTAAAAATTAAATTAAAGAAACTTTAATTACTCACTCTTAACTTTATAGTTCTCATTATAAATACGAATAACCTCTTCAAATTCCCCTAATAAACCTTCTTTAAAAGAATCATTTTCGAAATTTTGATTCTTAATATACCCCTTAATGAACTCTTCATATTCTAATTGAATAGAAATTTGTAATTCTTCTTCTGTTAATTCTTTTTCTTTCTTTTCTTTTTCAGTTTTAACAATATCATCAAGATATTCAACTGATGCAAAATTACCAGTTTCTAATATTGTTTCTAACTTTCTTCTTAACTTACGATTATTAATTAATAAATTATTTGATATAGATAAATCAATATAATCTTTAGTATCTTTTAAAGATTCAATTAACTCAATATCATCTTCATTGACAACTTGAAACTTTCTAAATACTGGAGAATAGGTATTAGGTTCAAAATGAATTTTACCACTAACTAAATCTAAAACGGTAATTCCTTTTTGATCGCCCATGTCATTACGATCCATTTGATAGGGGCTTCCAACAAATGTGAAATTCTTATTAGTTTGGCGTATATGTATATGACCCGAAAATACGTGTTTAAATCGATTAAATTCATCCACATCTATCTTATCAGCATTCCTATGTGCAACTGAGTTTAAATGCATTCTACACCCGTTTAAATCACTATGACAAAATAGATAATCTCCTGAATTAGATTGAAGTTGTTTAATCATATCTAATCGTTTTTCAACCCAAGGAATTAGAACCAACTTACTACCAAAAACTTCAATACTTGTAGTTTCTGTATAAACATTGATATTATCGACAAAATTAAAAAGGCGAACTGAGTTAATATCATTAGATCCTTTATTCCAAAGGTCGTGATTACCAACAATCAAATGAACTGGAATTATCTTGGATATTTCAGTTAATATCTTTTCAGCTTTATATGAGGCAATAATAGGAATTGATGTTCGGTTATCATAAAGATCTCCACAATGTACTAATATATCACCTTCTTTGACATTTTCTTTTAAATAAGGTATGAAGAAATTATAAAAATAATCTTCCATCATATTTAACCATTTATCTAAATTATTAACGTAGACACCAAAATGCCAATCTGTTGTAATAAATACTTTCATATAAATTATATATGAAAAATCGAAAAAAGATTAAATTATAATTTTTTCAATTATTCTCCACTAAAAAGTCTATTATTTGTTTTGTTGTTTTCTCAAATGGATATGAGTCACCTTTTGTAAAAAATCTCCTCTTCTCAATCTTGTTTTCTAAAAATGATTTCACAATATATTCAGTTAAATCGTACCATGCTCCTAATGGATTCACTGGTGTTCCATCAGTCTTTATTCCACCTTTTGGATCATAATTTTGCTTCTGTGTATATTTTAGCATATCTTCTGGTTTTACTGATTCGAGTTCCTTCAACTTTTTTACTATCAAATCTTTATCATCACCACCTCTGATGTCTCTTGCTTGGAATTGAACTCTCAGTTGATGAATTGTTCCCTCAATATCTTGTTCATCAGGTATTATTAAAAAAACATTTTTATAAGGTTCCAATATTTTTTTCAACCTATCAAATTCTTCTTTGGATCCCTTAATACCCATACTACCACCACAATCAACTATACATCTTTCATTATTATGTTCTTTTAAGAACTTTTCTAAAAAGTCGCTTTCTGCTTTATCTCTATATCTCCAAATATCATCCTCAGTTCCTATTTTACCGACTGGTGTGTTAAATGGATTTTCTAACCAATATTTTCCACTTGCCATGTCTTTTTGAACATCTATATTATCTTTATTTTCATCCATCAATCGATCCATTTCACCAAATACATTTACCGGCTTATGAACATTTTTAAACTCTGGTTCATTATCTAAGTCATATAATTTAATCTTTAGAGATTCTGATAAAGATTTACCAATTGAAGATTTACCACTTGCCATTGGACCAAAAAGTATTATTTTGTTAAATCCAGAAAATGAATCAGAAGATTCCAAAAGAAGTCTAAATTGTTCGTATAATTTTAAATATTTCATAAAGTTTAATAATTTTTCTAACTCTATATATTAAAAAAAACGAACTTTTAATATATAGAGTCATGGAAAATTTCAAAAAATATACAAAAGAAGAAATAAAAGATATAGAATATAATCACATAAAAATTACAAATGGTTCTTGGCATCGTTATCTATTGAGAATGTTACCTGATTATTCAAATGTAAAGTTTAGTTTCATAAATACAAAAGGTGGATTAGGATATACCGCTCCTTGGGAAATAGATGGTGATAGATTGAAACATGAAGGATTGAGATACAAAGGAATTCCAACACCTGAGGTATGGACACATGAATTATGGCATTATTTTACAAATCCAGCATTAGTAGAATATAAAAATTCTATACAAAATAAAACAATTTGTCATTTTCATGCTCTAAACTTCACCGAAGGTATGATAAAACTATATGAGGGTTCAAAAAAATTCGGATATTCTCCAATAAATGGAGTATCAGTACATGATAACCTAAACGAATTTGTCGTAAATATTACAAATGAAAGATCTGTTGATGAATTAAAAAGAATAGGAATATTTGATGAATATTTTATTATACAAAATAAGTGGATGAAATCAATTGGTGGTGGTATATAGGATATTTTTAATCAGATATACTCAATAAAAAAACCGATAGAAAATCTATCGGTTTTTTTATTATTTTAATTTCAATATTAATATCCAGGAACAAATGGAGGAGAAATAGTGAAGTTATTATCAATATATTCATCAATCCAGTAATCAGCAACAAAATTAGCTGATATATTTTGTAAAATACCTTGACCATCATAACTTAATGATGGACTAGCTACTGATTTAATTTGAGCATTTTGGAATGTAACTCTTCTTAGAACTAATCCTTTTTTATCGTGTTGATTAACAATAATAGTTCCAATAGTATCTGCTTTATAATGTAAATAACCGTTTTGAGAATTCCAAACTAAATCGTACCAAGCTTTTAAAGCTGCCCAACTTTCCATAGAACCGTTATTATTAACGTTCACATTGAAAGTAATAGCCAAGTCATCAACGTGAGTATCAGCAGGACCAGCATTTAAGAAAGCTCTAGTTGTATATTTCCATCTTTGATTAGCAGTTGTAATAGCTTTATTTGTAACATTAAGATCGACACTTAGTGCTTGTTGAAGTAATAATACAGGATCTCTACCTTGAGCTTGTAATATTGTTGGAAGAACAAATGTAATCTCAAATAGATTCAAATACACTGGTTCTTGTGGCTGTGTACCAGGACCACCTGGTGATCCAGTCATTTGGAGTTGAGTAAAATGTGGAAGAGGCATAATCTTTTTTTATTATTTTTTTGTTTAATTGTTTAAACAATTATAAATTATATATTTAATTTATTCCTGTTCGTATTCAATTTTATTTATTTTCTTTATTATATATTGAGTTTAAAAAACAACTTTTTACCATTTACAACACTAATATGTTAATTTATTAAAAACAATAATGGGTAATTAAACTATAAGTATATATACCTAAAAAAATAACAAAAAATATGGCAAATGATAAAGAAATGTCAGAAGAAGACTTCTTAAAAAAACATTTAGAAGATCAAGAAAATAAATCTAACTTCAATCCCTCTAAAAGTATGATTGATCAAATATCAACAAAACAAGTTGTTGATTCAACAAGAACAACAGATTTACAATATTTTAATTTTGATGTTAATGATTTACCTTGTGGTAAATTTTATCCAGTAGGAACTCTTCTAATGATTAGACCAGCTCAAGTTAAAGAGATACAAGCATATTCAATGGTTGATGATAATAATTTTTATGATATTGTTGAAAAAATGAATGATATGTTACAAGCTTGTGTTCGTGTAAAATATCCAAATGGAAATATAGCTAGTTATATTGATGTTAAAGATCAAGATAGACTTTATCTAATTTTTATGATTAGAGAATTGACATTCCAGACTGGAAGTTCATTAGCAGTAACAGTTCAATCTGGTTCTGGAGATGTTCAGATTGAATTAAAAAGAGAAAATTTCAAATTCCATGAAGTAGATTCTAAAATTGAAAAATATTTTAGTAAAGCTAAAAATTGCTATGTGTTTAAAACAATTAATAATAAAGAATTTGAATTAACACCTCCAAATATTGGAATTCAAAAATCATTTACTGATTATATAATCAAAGAAAATAATGATAGTAGAACTCCAAACTTAGCATTTTTGAAAATTATACCATTCATGCTTGATGGAAGAACTTCTATAACTTATGAAGGAATTAAAGCAAAATTAAAAGAATTTGAAGAGATAGATGATATTTCTTTCCAATTTTTAAATGCCGCTGTAAGTAAAATGACTTTCGGTATTAAAGAATTATATAGGGTCATAGACGGCCAGGAGGTCCGCGCAGACATGCAGTTTCCCAACGGAGCGTCAGGTATTTTCGTTGTTCATGATGCCTTTGAAGCCTTTATTAAAGAATAAGCTTCTTTTACAGAAACACTATCATATAAATGAGTTTTGTATTGATGAGTGGCCATTCTGGATGTTAGAAGAGAATATTAAAATAGTTAATGAACTTAACGAGGATGAAGAAAAGCAAAGAAAACAAGAAGAAGACACTCAACAAAAGTCGATGCCTAATTTCAATCCTGGATCAATAATGAATGGTGTTCCTAACTTAGGAAGTAATTTAGGAAACTTTGGTGGATAATCAAAAAAACCCAGATAGAAATATCTGGGTTTTTTATTTTATACAAAAAAACCCAGATATTTCTATCTGGGTTTTAATATTTATTATAATCTTATTATTATGAGTTAATAAATCCACCTGCTGAAATTGCTCCAGTTCTAAGTATCGTAATGTTATTAACAATGATACCCATACCTTTGATTGGTTCAACATAAGTGTCAAGAACACCAATTTGATTATCGATGATATCAGGAGTGTTATTCTCTTCATCGATCTTATTAAAGTAATTGTAAAGACCGTTTTGAGCCACATATTTCTCACAGATAACGTCAGCTTGTAACTTGATTTGTGCTCTAATTTCTGCTGTGTTGAATTTCCACTGGAAGTCTAACAACATTCTAGATAATTCTCTTTCAAGTTCAATCAATACTTCTCTTACGTGGATGTAAGAAAGTGCTGATTTATAAAGTACTTGAGCGGTATTTTCAGTTTCAATTACGAATCCTCTATTTCTCTTGAAAGTCAACGGATTCATTTGAGCTTGATTTAAATACTCAAGATCAGAAGGAGTGAATATCTGCTCAAGGTCTTGTATACCAGTAATTCTACCGTTATTAACACCCGCAGCGATTGTCCAAGGAACAATACTTGTAACTGTGCTATTATGTTTTCTCATAAAAGTCAATCCTACATATGCAGATGGTGGTACATCAATTGGTCTACCAAAATCATCAATTGTTACATAAGGTAGGAAGTAACCAACAGAAGTTACACCAGCACCTTTACCAAATGAGTAAAGGAATTCAGGATTACTTTCTGGGTCTCCACCCTTAGCAATATACTCCATCTGTAAAGTTCCATTTCCGTCTTTGAAAGTTGGAGATACAGAGTTTTTAAACGTTTTCAATGATGGCATATTCAAGATACCAAAAGCATCTAAACGATCACCACATATATCAACTAATTGTTGTTTAGAATCTGGTGTTAAACCAAGACCAAAAGAGTCAATTAAATATCTGAAATCAAATGCTTCTTTATTTGTTAAAGCTTTGAACAATGGTGTTCCACTTGTAACAACATCAAGGATAGTTGTTTGTTTTAACTCAGTACCATCTGGTATAGACGCTTCTCTAATTCTAAATCCTTTAAGTGATATTGCTTTATATGTAGAAACATAATCCTCAATCTTAGTATATCTATTAGTTTGTTTATCACCATTAAATGTTCTTAATTTAATTGAAGAGTCACAAGATAGTTCAACATAGTCAGAATTTGTAGACCAAACCTTCTTACTTTGAATTCTTGTAAGTTTCTTAGGCATTTGGTCAGATTTTAACAAAGTAGGATCATAAGATGCTTCTAAGAAATCGCCAACTTTAACCTCAGAGTATCTATTTCTCTTAACAAGAACCTTGTTAGGAACAGCAGTCCATCCTGATGGATATTCTACTTCAAGAGTTTGTTTGAAATTACTCTTCGCAGATTTAACATAAAGTATACCATTAGTAGCAAGTGCACTATCAGCAGTAGGATTAACAGAGCTTAATACAGACTGTGTTCCTAAACTAAAGTTTTCGAAAGTAACAACTAAGTCTCCGTTATCTTTTTGATAAGGTGCTAAGTAAATTGGACTGCCATTAAATTGGTTATTATATCCATATAATTTACTTATATTAATTTTCTCATCTACAAGTGTTTCGTAAACTTCATAAGCGTAGAAGCTATATGAACCAGCAATATTTATAGAATCTATAATACCATTACTATAAGTTCCCAATAAAGCTGCTCTACCAGGGAGAGCCAAATCACCTGATGCATCAGTAGGTAGATCTAATCCATTTTCAACAACCAAACCTTGGTCATACTTTATCTCAAATGCACCACTATTATTAACACCACCAATTAAGAATTGATAACCTAAAATATCACTAGATTTATCACCTTGATAGTCATTCAACTCACTAAAGTAAGCATTATTTTCAGTTGCGTAGCTTCCACTCTCATCGACTCTAAATATAACGTAGTTATATCCAGCTAATGAAGCGGTAACACTAGCCCCAGGTACAAATTGTACTTGAACACCATCCCAAAGTTCATTTTGATAGAAGACATCTGATGTTCCTACTAAACCTTGGTCATATTTTGTATAGAATTGTGAATATTTACCAACAACACCAAATGATGCAGTAGTACCATCCAATAATGGTAAAGTGTTTTTAGTTTCAAAACCAGCATAGTCAATTAAAAACTCATCATCAAGTTTATAGAATACGAGTTCTCCATTAGTTACAACATCACTGATATCAGCATATGTTAATCCAGTTCTAACAACAAATGATTTATTAACAGTTGTTCCAGTTTTAATATCACTGAATGTTACTTCTGATAAACTCTTCTTAGTAGTTGTTGTTTGTGGTCCTAATAACATAAGTCCTCTGAATGTTACACTTGTGTCAATATAAGTTAATAATGAATTAAACATTTTAAATCTTCTATATTGTGCATAGTTTTTAACATCTGGAGTAGAATTAGTATTTAAGAATTCAACTTTGAAATCTCCATCATTCAATACTAGTTGTGGAGTTGAAGCTGTACTAATTATATAATCGGTTCCAAATACCATTGTAACGTACGCTGATGAACCACCACTAGCTGAAGCACCAATAGTCAATTCGGTGTCACTCTGAGTATTTGGAACAAATAGACCATTATTTAGGTTAGCCGTACCATAACTTAAAACTATATCAGTAGCAGCAACAGTTGCCAATGAAGAAGTAGCAGTTGAAACTTTAGCAGTAATACTACCACTTGATTCAAGTACAAAAGCATAATTGAAAGAGTTAGTACCTGAAATAGTTGGAAATGAACTAGCTTTTAGTTCAACAGAATATGTACCAGACAAAGGAACATAATTTCCACCAATAATAGCATAACCATTATCTGAAGTAGATTTTACAACATATGTTTTTGTCCAACTTGAAGTTCCACTAGTTGAAAAACTAGGACCACAAAGATCATTTACATATCCTTCTGCGAACCAGTAAGTTCTTTCAGCATTTGCAACATATCCTAAATTATCTCCTGATAAAACACCACCTAAAACAGTTCCTGTGTTATCATTATAAGAGTGTGGATAATCACCACCTGCAGAATTCTTTAGTGCTGCCGAAACATCATCAGAAAATAAAGCAACTACGTTAGCCGGTCTATCTAACACTCTATTAGCGAATGTTAAAGTCTCAGTTATTTGCTCTTTATATGATAAGAAGTTGATTGATAATTCACCATCTACTTTACCATCATTCTCATCTAGTGATTGATAGTATGTTTCATTAACTGATGGTGGATTACTTAATAAATCATCACCAACTAAAGAGTTACCAATTAAGTCAACAAGACCTTTTGGATAATCTGTTTCAAATAAATCGTTATTAAATGCACAGAATAAACCTGTTTTATCAGTATCTCTGT